CCAGTAATATTCGCTGTAATGGTTCCAGCAGAAAAGTTATGACTACCGTCTCTGGCTACTATAGCCGATGCTGTATTAAGATTAGTGGCCGTTGTTGCACCATTAGCTACCTTACCGGCTGTAGAAATGGTAGCTAGCTTAGTGTCAACGATACCCGCTGCTGCATCTACATTGTCATTAGTAATCTTGGCCGAAGTAACTACACCCGAGGCATCTCTAACTAGTGCTTCATTCGCATCACCGAGAACCGTTTTTAGACTAGCAACACCGATGTCTTGTATGGTATTTAGGTCACCGTCGATAGTCTTATTAGTGAGTACTTGTGCTAAGTCTTTTTCAACAAGCGTTGCAACTACTGGGGAGCCTGAGTTATCGACCAAGTTGGGTAGACGAAAGGTAACATCGGTTTGTGAACCCGATTGTGTTGCCGAGTCTAGCTTGGTTTCCCGGCCGCCGGACCTGAATACTACTTTTACTAACTCTGTTATCGAGCCCCAAATCTTCATGTCGTTACCTTCCTTGTGGGATTGCCGTCCCGGTTATACTAACCGACTTTTCGGTTCGTTACTACTAACTTCTTATCAGTACCCGCCACGAGGTAGTAGGTGCTGAAGAAGACGTTAATGTTACTGTATTGGTGTCTGTTCTAGCCACAACGTCTACATAGATTGTTATACCAGATTCATCGTATATCTCGACAGTTACGTCTAGAGTGCCGAGGCTATGGGTAATTACTTTAGTTACCCCGTCAGCTGTTAGCCAGTTGGCTGCTACCTTACCACCACCGACTACACCAGAGATGTACGACTTCATCGCCGACACGCTGGCCGCTTGGTCGGTCTCAGTGCCAGCAGTAGAGTTCACGACGGCTGCTGATTTAGCCCCTGCTGCGTCAACATAGGCGGCCGGATTCGTATTAGAGTACTTACCAGCAACACCCGATTGAAGTCCGGATAGGTCCGAAGTAAGATTAGCTACCTTACTTTGGGCGATACCCGCTGTAGCAGAGATGTCCGCATCTACAATCTGACTACCACTTCCTGCTGCAGTAACACGTCCCTTAGCGTCAACCGTAATAGACGCTCTAGTATAACTGCCTGCCGTCACTCCAGTTACTGCCAGAGTGGTATTTGCTGCCCCAGGACCGGCCGCTGTCACGTCTCCGGTTAGGGAACTAATGAAGTTACCGGAGTCTTGCTTACTATTAAACGTCGTCCAGTCGGTGGCACTTAAGTACCCGTTTGTACTGGTAGTAGCGGCGGGTATACCAATAATTGGAACAGCCGAAGTACCACCAACGGTAATCGGACTGCTCGGTGTAATACTAACTACTTGGCCAGCCCCTGCTGCCTTCCATTCAAGAGCGGTACCTGCCGCATTTACAGCTAGTATGTTAGCTGCGTTAGCGGCGTAACTACCTGCTGCTCCCTCTACGAGATTCTTAGTACCGAGGATGGCAGTAGCCGCCCCAGTACCCCCCTGTCCGATAGTAAGGGGTACGGCTAGGTTAAGTCGGCCGTCACCTTTAATGACAACAACGGTACCGTCGTCGGACACAGTTAGAGCGCGGTTAACGTCAACCACATTGACAGTAAGATTCCTGTCTGCAGTAAGTGTACCTGAGGGAGAAAGATTGAGGTATCTTTTAATCTGGTTGGGAGCTGTTCCCGTAGTATTCGACAACAGGGAGAGGGCAGAGTCAACCTTGAAAGAACTAGTAAGAAGGAGTACGTCGACGGTATGCCCGTCGTCACCGAGCTGTATACTGCCACCAACACCACTTCCCCCCACATCGGGAGACTGGGGCTCAATAACGATATTGCCCCGTGAGCGGACATTCAGATTGTCTGTACTATCAACGGAGAATGTAGCTCCGCTTATCCCACCGAGCGTGTCCAACCGATTAAGGTTATACTTGGCGTCAGCAGATAAGTCGTCAGCTACCTTAAGTTTTAGGTATCTAGTAAGAGTGGTAGCCATTTAATGACCTTATGGTAAAGAGGAGGCGGTCAGTCCTCACATGGGAACTATACCAGGAAGTGGACAAAGTGTCAACATAGTAGGCAGGGAGGGGGGAGGAGGAGCCGGCCCGTTTTAAGAGCCGACCCCGAACTCAAGAGATGGGACACGCGCACATGTCCGACCTCTGAGGAAAGAGACGGTGGAAAGGTACCTTCCCTGCCGCCTTCTTTTTGTGTGAACCTGGTAGCCCAGGTAACCCAACCACTCAGCACTCGGGCGTATAGCCCCTGGCAGGTTGCGCCAGCGGGTGGACGTTCGTCTCAACTAATGAATGAGTAGAGACTCACTTTCGGGTAAGGTTACGGCTTCTTGACGTACTCTACATAGATAGCTACTTTACCTGCAGTACCTGCCGATGTAGCAATGGTTAACTTCAACTCACTAGCGGCTGACAACTTGATGGCAGTAGCTGAACCAGCCAATGCCCGACTAGCTGTAGTAGCTGCAGCGACGAGGTCAAATTGTGCAGTAAGAGCAGTTGCTCCCGCCGACACAGTAACCGCTGTCGCTCCAGTAACTGCAACTTCTTTGTCAATCCACACATTGGTGACAATGCAGCCGGCTGGTAGTTTAACTCCGAATAGGATGTCGCCAATAGCGCCACCATCCAAAGAGAAATCCCAGACAACTGACTGTACTTGTTTAGCAAAGTTTAATACTGCAGCTTCGCGCTTATTGACGCGACCTGTAGCTAGTAGACCTGCTTCTGTTCTTTGTGCTGCTTTCATTTTAGTGTCCTTTCTGATTAAGGGAACCGGGGAGACACTACTCCCCGTCCCTGGTTATAGGGGCCTTAGCTGTTGGTAAAATTCTTGATTACACCGATAGATGCAGGGTGTTTGCAGATTAACACGCCACTCGCCTGCAAGTAGCTGACCATAGCATTACGGTAAGCCCCGCCGGATACTTTCAGGTGGAAGTCAGTCATGTCTTGGCCCTTAACGGTTTCGAAATCGCTACCGTGGAACTCAAGGACCTTCTCGCCAGCTTTGGTTTCAGGCAAACAGTAGATGGTGCTTTGTGGTACATACTCAGAAGTCACGCACTCAAGAACATCATTACCATGAACGTAAGCGAAGTACTTGACGCCACGCTTATTGTCTTCGACAGTCTGGAACCGGCGGTCGGTTTCACGGCTTTCGATAAGCGTAGCATGGCTTTCTGGAGCCATCGTCAACATTTTCCAGCGGTAACGGTCTTGACCAACTGCCAGTTTCACTTTGTCCATCAGCTTCTGAACGTGTTTAACGTCGAGTGGGTTTCCGCCAGCGTCATAGTGAGTACCAGCAGTTACGCCGCTCATCGTGATGCCGTGGATTTGGCGACCGTCGTTAGCAACCAGTGAACCGAGGCCAGCGATAACTTGGGTCAAGGTACCGTAGTCGCCGACTGCGCCGGACAGGTCTGGAATCGTTGTTTGACCAACGCGGTAGAACAGTTCGCCAGCCGATGGGGCAGCTGCCGTACCAGACACCAACGTCAGAACAACTTGATTGCTCTCACGAACTTTGTCAGTAACCGACCAAACCGAGGTAACGGCGGTAGCTGAAGCTGCGCCAGCTAGTGTCTTAGCAACCAGAAGGTCACCGTACTCAAAGAAACCAACATGGCCACGGCCAGCTGTGTTCAGAGTAATGGTCGTCTTGCTGGAGGAAAGAGCCGAAGCCGACGAGATTGTACCGATAACACCGGTACCATCACCGTAGAGGTCTTTAGCCAACTGACGTTTAGCTGCTGACATTTTACTGTCAATCTCAGCTGCTAACGGCTCAGCATACTTCTCTGGGTTCTTGCGTGCACGGTCGAACACCGAGTAGTCTAGTTCGATAGTTGCGTTCAGTTCTTTCAGCTTAGCCGTATATTCTGCGATTGAGATATTTTGGCTGTCTGGGAACACGCGGCTTGGTGTTGAAAGGTCGCTATACTGGATAGCTGCCGGTCCTAAGCTCGATTGAAACATGAAGCGGAGTTCACGTGCCAACGAGTTCCCAACTTTAGCTCTCTTGACCATTTCATAGTCGCGGAAGTCGATTGAAATCTGGTTACGGATACCTTCGCTAAATGCGATTTGAACGATTAACCCTAACGGTAGGGAGTCGAATTGATTAACTGCCATGATACTTTACTCTTAATTAATTGGTTATTTTTTAAATGCTTGACTGTATTTGCCCCAGCCCTTAAACAGGCCAGTCAAATTTCCTTGCCGAATCATATCGCCGGCTTCCTTGCCAACATTGCTACCCCGGTAACCGTTAGCTACTGCCGCTTGCGCGTTCTCAGTTGCTTCCTGCTTCCGTTGTTCAACTACCTTAGCTGCCTTCTTCTCCGCTTGCACATTGATTTGCTTACGCAAAGCAACGGACACTGCCTTGAATTCTTTTTCAACTAGGTCAGATGTAAGAGGAATTCCTTTTTCCTCATATGGCTCAAGACGTTTTAGTGCGCTCGTCCACAGCATCTCATCGAACATTGCTTCCGTATTAGCATCCCCGAGTTTGTCGGCGAATCTATAACGGTCGAATGAAGGATGTACCGTACTTTCAAGAACTTTCATCTCAGACTGTTCACGCTCCTGCGTGATTGAGTTTCTGAAATCTTCGTTCTCTTTGTTCCGGCGGTCGAACTCAGCTTGACGCTTTTGCTCCTGCTCTTTCAGCTGGAGGAGTTCTCTTTGCTCTGGACTTGCTTTCTGAAGAAACGAGTGTCTATCGATACGCGATTTCTCCCACTCATCAAAAGCTCCTTGTCGGCCTTCGAGAAGGTCAACTAAACCAGCGACTCCATTCGACTGGTATGCTTGTTCGAGTGTGTCCCAATTACCAGAAAGTGAGGCTACCTTACCTTCTAGTTCCTTCTTAGCCCCCAATGCTTGGTCACGTTCGGCTTGCCACTTCCGTGCACCATGGGCCATCTGGACGTACTTCTTGAGTTGGTCCTTATTTTCCCAATCAATTTCAATCTTTCGCTTGCCCTTATCGTCGGTAATCGTGATTGATTCTTTCCCACTAGGTATCTGAGGCTTTGCAGCGGCTTCTGCGGAGCCTACCTCAGAGTCTGTGGAGGTATCTTCACTTCCCTCTGACTCACCAAACAAACTATCTACCGTTGACTCTGACGTGGTAACTGAGTTGTCGTCGTCGTATGAGCTTACCGCCCGTACTCCAGAACTAGAATCAGTTGCCGCTTCACTATTATTACTTCCTGCGTTTCCACTCCGAATTGACTGTGCAATTTGCGCTATACTTGCTGCTGTTGACACCGGGCACTCCTTTGTCGGTCCGTGAGGATGCGACGATTGTTAATTGTGCCAATAGTATCAGGTAAGCGGCTAATTTGTCAAGGGATGAAAATGCGATTTATTGTTGCCCTAGTCTGTAGGTGGACCCAAGTAGGTGTAAACTCTGGGTTCTCAAGATAGAGTCCAGCCTTTTCAAGGAGTTGGATATTTTTGATACACCACGCAGCCAGTTGGCCGTCTGCGTCCACAAAGTCCACAGCCTCACAGGTGAGGTGGGCGGAGCGTTTCGCGCCTCCCGCTTTCAGATTGTATACACCCGGTCGGTATCCTGAAGAGACTTTCATCGGCTTATTGTACGCCTGCCGTATAATATTAACACATACGACTAGGCGGTCGAGGTTAGCTTTCTGTTCAGGGGAAAGGGGGGCATCCTTGTCCCGGCCCATCAGTATCTCTGAGTGGGTTACCTTCCCTGTAATCTTACTGCTCATTTAGCCTCCGACCATTGGAGGTATTGGTCCCGGAGGAGGGGCACCAAGTTCCGGTGGGGCAACAGCTCCGGCTAGGGAGGGTGTCGGCCCGGGAGTACCGCCAGGAGGTGGACCCTGTAAGGAAGCCTTCTCTTGCGCTGCTAGTTGTACGCGGTCTCTAATATGCTGCTTACACAACTCTTTAAGTTCCGGCTCCAGGAACTGAAACTCACTAGTCATGAAGTACTCTAACGCCCACGCAATCATGTTCTCGTGGTCGAGTAAGTCTTCGGGGGGAATCAAACGTCCCGTTGCTATCATCTCATCGAACACTTCTCTCTGCCTGTTCTCAGCTAAACTCAACCGGTCGTACATACCTTCTAGTTCATTTAGTTTCATCAGTTTGAGGCTGGTACGAGTAGGTACTCCCGCCTTCTCGAATAACGGCTGCAGCATCATAATCTCTTCTCGTCGGGACATTGGGTCTAAGCTAAGAGACACCCCATATTCACCAACGATATCATACCCACCGTCGATGTCGGTACCTTTGAGGTCAATGGCTTCTAGTGCGTTCTCTTTACCGATAACGTAGATAGTACGGCTAGTTGGCCAGTGTTTTACAACAAGGCTAAGGATGGACTTATATACAGATTCTACTACCAGCACGTATTTATTGAAGATACGGCGGCGAATCATGTTACCCTGGTTGGTAGCGTAGTTCATCGAGGTTCCCGATGTCTCCCTCTTCTGAACGCCGAACATGGCATCGTTAACACCCATGCCATCGTTGATACCCTGAATCATGTTGACCCTAGTTGACACCATCTCTGGCATAAGCTGAGGTACTTCCATAAAGTATGGAGGCTGATTGCTCGATATCTTGACCACATCCCAAGGACTATTACTCATACTTTGAGCAACTTCTGCGGTATCGGGTACTACCATCCGTGCCACACCGTGGGCGTGAATGTTGTCCATTACAGCAGTGTCAATCTTTAGTAGATTCTCCTGCAACTGGGCGACGTATTCTACAGAGCTTCTCCCCCACACAATGTTGGGAACATCAATATCAGTAAGGATATGGTAGGGCAGGGACGCCTGCTCGGGGATTTTCTTTAGCTTTTGCTCAATGACATCATCGGGTAGGTCGGAGTCTACTACCTTTCTAGAAGTACCTCCTTTAGCGAAGCGGAAAGGGCTCGGCCTACATGGCTCAATCACCGCACCGCCTACTGTGGTGAGGCAATACCTACCGAGGTAGCCGTTTGTTGGTAGTCCGGTCTCCCAATATTCAAGTAGTTCAACGGAGTTATAGCGAGCATTAGAGAGCTGCGACTGACGGTCGGCAGTTTTCTGGAAAGTCTCATCACGATTAACCCTGGCTGCCTGAAGTTGGTCAGCTTTGTCCGGCCACCTGGAGCAGGCCTCGTCGTAATCGACAAAGACCCGCTCCAGTACCCACTTTACCTCTTTCCAGCTACGAGCATCTGGGTCAACAAACATATTCCAGGTAAACGGGACAGTAATTGCAATGTCCCCTTCGAGTTTGACGGTACCATCTTCGTTATTCCACTCAATAATATCACCACGTCCACTATCCCAAACGGTCTTTATGAACGAGGAGCCGTAGACTAGGGTGTTGAGACTAAGTTGGTCGAATTGTTCTTGCATTTGGAAGTGACGAATCGCCCACCTGACGACTCGGTCAGCGGAGTCAGCACGACGGTGGTCGTCTTGGTCGCTACTGGTAGGCCGCATGACAACACTGGGGGGATTAGCACTCATCTGAGCGTGTAGGAAGCGGAGGTTCTTGAATACATAGACGTTATTACTATCCGCCCCCGACTGGTCAACTCCGGGAGCCATGGATGAGTACGCCTGCATCAGCGAGGTATCACCGAAGTTAAGGCCTGATGTATTGCCCGTAGAGTAGATTGAGTGCTCGTTCATCAGCCACCGCTGCTCGAACGGTCTCCTCTGTTGTCCGGCATCAGCGTACCGCTTCATGATATTGCGACTAGCTGTAGAGTCATCCCAAGCCGAGACCTTGATACTCACTGTAAACTCCTAGAAGTAGTAGCCAAATTTCTTCATAGCTGGTTCAATCATCTTAATCAGATTAACCACACGAGGCTTTGGCGGCATTTTCCTCAATGACTCCTGAAGTCTCTTGAGTACTAAGAAGTCTACCTCAGACGCACACCCGTCGTCAATCTTATCTAGACGAGAGCGGACTTGGTCCTCGATAGAGGGAGGTGCATGCTGTATTGTTTTCTCTTTACTTGGCGTATCATGAATCATCACCGATATGCCAATCTTCTTACCACCGCCTTCTTGCACGGTTGCCTCCTCTTCTTTGAATGGCCCTAGTTAGTAGTTCCATTTCAGCTTTCTTCCTCTTCTCATTAGCCTGGTAGAGTTGAGTATGCCAAGATGTGTCAATTGGTAGAGAATTCTCTCTTTTAGGTATCAGGTCAACGAAATATTGGGCACTATCACCAAGGTGCATATCACTACCGTTGGCAATCTTGCCTTCTTTGGTGTCCGACCACCTGGCACCAGTAATTTCTTCAATAAGATTCTCGACATGGGGTGCAATTCGAATGCGACAGCCGAGAGCTTCCTGAAAGTTCTTAATTAATTCAATTTTCCTATCATTCTTCTTATATACGCCGGTATATCTGATGCCCATACTAGCCGCTTGGTGGATGTACCAGCTTTCGTGGGGGTCCGCTACCCGGCGGACGATATTATAAGGACCACTAAGCTTGGCAACGGCCGCGATAATGTCAGTAGGTACAAATATTCCCTTAATATACTCTGCCTTGACACAATACCAGACACCCGTTGAGGGATTTTCCGCCCATAGTGTGTATCCGAGGGCCGAACTGGAGGCAGGGTCTACACTTTCAACGTGTCTCCACATCGGGCTGTAGTTCTCGGGCATCTCTACCATAGTCTCGTGGTTGAAATAGTAGACGGCGTTATCGTCAGATGTCCACTCACCGTAGAGACGGCTATTCCTGACGTGTTCGGGAAGGTGGGCCATGGTGGCCAGAATCTCCGCCTTCCGTTCGATATTCGCGTATAGCGGATTGTCAAGCATCTTGAAGCGGTATGTCTTAGCAATCGGTTCCACGAGGCCGTCGACAAACTTCTGTACCTTGATATTTCTAACAAGTGGGGTAAAACTGGCAAGCAGGTGCCCGCTCCTAGCCTGGATACGGACCATTAACTCGTTCATAATGTCGACTGTAGGGGGCAATTCGTCCACCCAGACGAGGTGGGCTACATACGACTGCAGACGGTCTCTGGCCATGTTTGGGTTTTCAAGGGACTGGAAGACGATTCTGTTACCGTTAGTCAGTTCAAGTCGCTGAATCATGTTACCAGTACGGACTTCTTTGTAAGTGCCCGGTTCTAGGTATGAGCGTATCTTCGGTAGAAGAGATTCCTCAATCTGCTTACCGCTTCGTCCGGCAACTACGCAGAGGAGAGGTTCTGCCCCCCAGTCGGTAGGCTTCTTCCACTTGGGGTGGGTCTCTGTCATCATCCAGGTAACTATGCGGGCGCAAGTCTGTGATTTCCCTGACTGGTTACCGGCTCGAATTATCTGTATCTTATGCTTGGTGATGTCATCCAAGACTTCTTGCTGGATGGGAGTAGGCTTACTGTCTGGGTTAATCGGGTCAAAGCACTCCTGAAGCCGGAGCTTGTCCAGCTTTGCTATGGCAGCAAGGAGCATTTTATCCGGCTGGGTCATCCGTCTCTAATCTCGTAAGGGTAGTACTGAGCCTAGCAAGGGACCATCGATACTAGCCAGGGGAGTCTATACTCGCGAAGCTAGTATGGACGACCCGCCTCATTCTTCCTGTAAGGTCTGTACTGCGGATACCGTAACTGACGCGCCGGCTGCCGTGGTTACTACCACTTCTCCTAATGAGAGTAGAGGTAGGTACGTTTGGTCGGCGGTTACACTGTTGTTCAGTTTGATGTAGAAGTTACCGGCACCGGTAATTGATTCTGTCTTTGAGTCAACGGCTGTACCGGAGCCGATGCTAGTACGCAACTTGGCAGTCACCGTCCCACTGGCTGCTGTCGTAGT